CGGGAGCTTTATCTCCTCAAACTTTACGAACGGAGGCAATGAGGTCGATTGGACCAATCAAGTCATCGGCGGGGCGGGATTTAATTTCTACCAACTGACGGCGGGTGCGCCGACGCTTTTGATGAATGTCGATGGGTCGGGGGCGATGATGGTTCATAACGGCGTAACTTCGCCTGGCGGCTATTCAATGACCTTGACCACTGAACCCGATGTTGGTCCCTGCGGCGCCGGGCAAATCGCCTGGGATGCGAGCTTCATTTACGTATGCACGGCGACGAATGTTTTCAAACGCGTCGCGCTGTCGAGCTACTGATGGCTGAAGACGAGTCGAAAATCTTTTGTGAGAATTGCCGTTTTTACAGTTCGTTTGATGAAGAGTGTCGTCGTTATGCCCCCAGGCCTCGATACTGGGCAGACGTAACGCGAGACAGCAAACTTCTTGCAGAAGAAGATGGAGATGATAGGGATCTTCTCAATGTATGTTGGCCAAGGGTCAATCATAGGGATTGGTGCGGGGAATTCGAGGAGTAATGAGACTGAGCACCCTTGCCCGCGCTTTGCTGACGAGTAGGCGGCCGGAGGCCAGGCATTATGTCTGTCATGATGATTTTGTGCAGCTTGCCCGGCTAGTGCGAGAGGCCACGTCGAAGCGAGATCAGGGTTATTATGCGGACAGCTCGGTTCACCGCGACAATTTCTTGTTTCGAGCGGTGGCTATTTGCTGTCGGCAGCATGATATTTGCTTGCCTCTGGACCTTACGCCACATTTGCTGATCGACGGAGACAGCATCAGGGGGCGCCGAGAGCCATGACAACCGAAATTCTAGCCAGTCATCAATTTGAGAATGGCAGCGTCATAGAAATCACCGCCAGCGGCGGCTCAATCGACATTCTAGATGCACTGGATGCGGCAGTGACGCTTATTGAAATGCTTATCGATCGACTAAGAGCGGAACATATGAGCCGTATGAACTCATAAAATGGCTGATTACGCCGCTCCCAACAATGCGATCGAGACTCGCGACGATCTCGGGACCGATCCCGGCGGTGTCGTTGCGTTCTGGCTGCAGCAACTCAAGCTCGCCGAGCGCGAGGACCGCAATTTCGTCAAACGCGGGCGTAAGATCGTACAGCGCTACCGGAACGAGACGCCGCGGGCGGCGACGACACGCCCGCCGGCCCGGTTCAATGTGTTCTGGTCGAATGTCGAGACCCTGAAGCCGATCCTCTACGGCCGCACACCAAAGCCGGATGTTGACCGGCGGCACAAGAACAACGACGCGGTTGCCCGGCTAGGTGCAGAGATCCTCGAACGCGCGCTGGCGTGGGAAGACGACCTCGACGAGTTCGACGATGTGATGCAATGTGTGGTCGAGGATAAGCTGATTCCCGGCCGCGGCGTTGCGCGGGTGTTTTACGAGCCGAAATGGGGCGATCCCGAGGAAGATCCGGATGAAGAACCTGAAAGAGCCGACGAAGGGGTTGATCGTGATGGAGCTGAATCTGGAAGAGCTAAACCAGGTGAGCGCCCGACTTTCCGCCCTGTTGAGAGTGAAAGAGCGCCAGTCCGCTATATCTTTTGGGAAGATTATCGGGAAAGCCCGGCCCGCTCTGAGCATGAAGTGTGGTGGAAAGCCTACCGAACCTACCTGACGCGGGACGAGCTCAGGGAGCGCTTCGGCAAGAAGATTGGCGACGCGATCACGCTGGATTACACGCCGCGGGGGCTAGGGGATGACGGCGAGACCGGCCCGCAGGCCGACGCCTTCAAAAAAGCTCAGGTGTGGGAGATTTGGGACAAGAAGAAAAAAAAGGTTGTGTGGATTGCGCCGTCTTACAAGGATAAGCCGTGCGACACCAAAGACGATCCGCTCGAATTGCCCGGATTTTTCCCTTCCCCACGAACATTGACGGCGACGACTACCAACGAGACACGATCGCCGATCGCCGATTACACCGAATATCAGGATCAGGCGATCGAGCTGGACGTGTTGACGTCGCGGATCGACCGATTGCAGCGGGCGCTCAAGGTGGCTGGCGTCTATCCGGCGAGCGAGAAGGCGACCATTGAGCAATTAGTGGACGAAACATCGGAGAATCGGCTGATTCCGGTCGAGAGTTGGGCTGCATTGCAGGACAAGGGCGGATTGCAGAACATCATCGTATGGCTGCCGATCGAGCAGATTGCGAAAGTGCTGCTGACGCTATACCAAGCGCGCGATAAGGTGCTCCAGACACTCTATCAGACGACCGGGATGGCCGACATCCTGCGTGGCGAAACGAACCCGACCGAGACTTTGGGCGCGCAGCAGCTCAAATCGCAGTTCGCGACGCGGCGTATCTCGCGGCAGCAGAAACAGGTGGCGCGTTTCGCGCGGGATTTGATCCGATTGCGGGGTTTCGTGATCGCTCGGCATTTTTCGCCAGAAATGCTGACGAAGATGACGGGATTGCCGGAGCCGCTCCCGGAATTGCCGCCAATGCCGCCGATGATGGTTCCTGCTCCACAACAGCAAGGGCCGCCGCAGATGGGCGGCAACGTCGTGCCCCACCCGGCCATGACGGGTGCAGCGTGAGCCCCACCTATCACAAGTTTAGCGATGGATTGCCGAAGAAATTCACATGCGTCGATTGCGGTAAATTGCTTCGTGATTATGAAGCCTATGAGCGTCGGGACATGATCTATTGTGGCGAGCATCTGCTCAATACAGCAGAAAAGCGCGCTTATGAATGCTGGTTCGTCAAAGACTGAGATGATCTGCTGGCCGATCCATCGATGGGTTTTGGTGCGATCCTATGGCGAAATGCTGGTGTACCGCTGCGCGAATTGCCCGGCGCATAAGACGGTAGCTAAGACATGAGCGACTCATATCGACGCGCGTCGGACGCACTGTTGAAGGCAATCGGCGAGTTCGTCAAAACGGGAAAGTCATTTGACGAAGAATGGCACAGGGCTGCGGAAGAAGCGTGGCTTGATTTCATGGATGAACAGCGCTCCGCGAAGCACCAAAGACAAATGGCGCAATGAGTGAAAACGAAGGGCATGATATCGACCCATTTACGCAGACATGCGTTCGTTGCGGCGCGGGGGAAATATACCTCGGGGAGACGCCGCGGGCATGTCCCGGTATTAAGCCGCGAGCGGCAGATGATTTCGACATAATCCGGCGCAGGATGGTAGAGATTCGGCAGTCATGAGCGATTTGCTTTGCATCATTGCTAGGGAAATCGCCTTCTGGTTAGGCGAGGCGTGCTTGCGGCGCCGCAAGAAATGAGCGAGCTGCGCGGTCCTTCGCCGCCGATGGCGCCGCCCGGCATGCCGCCGCAGCAGCCCCCGATGCAGATCAACCCGGCATTCCAGCAATGGATGCAGCAAAAGCAGGCGTGGGACGCGGAGACACAGAGTCGGCAGAAGCAGTTCATGGCGGCGTGTCAGCTAATCAGCGATGATGCTGCGCAGTCCTTCAAGATCGACATCGAAGCCGACAGCACGGTTGCGGCAGACGAACAGGAAGAAAAGAAGTCGCGCACCGAGTTTCTTCAGGTGATGACACCGTTCCTCGAGGCGATGATTCCAATCGCGCAGGGCAATCCGGCTCTGATGCCGCTGGTGTCCGAATTGATCCTATTCGGCGTGCGGGCCTTTCCGACCTCGCGGCAGTTGGAGGACGCTTTCGAGACGGCATTGCAGAAGATGGCGCAGATGCCGCCGGCACCACCGCCGCAGCAAGGCGGCAAATCCAAGTCTCCGATGGAGATACAGGCCGAGGCGCAAACTGCGGCAGGACAGCAGAAGGTTGATATGGCCGAGACGATGGCCAAGGCGCAGAGCGAGCAACAATCGACGGCGGCCAAGGTCCAGACCGATCAGCAAGCCAACGCGATCAAGCTACAACAGATTCAATCGCAAATGCAGATCGAGCGCGAGAAGATGGCGGTGCAGCAGGATAAGGACGCGACCGAGATGGCAATGCGGGGGCGCGAGATGGAAGGCCGCGAAAATATGGAACAGGCCAAGATTCAGCATATGCAGTCGAGAGAATTGACGGGGCTGGTATGATACCGCTAGGACAATTAGCGTCTCTGAACGTAGGGAAATGGAGGATATTCCGCCCTTATCACTTTGATACAAGTGCCGAGGCTTCATGGTTCTTCTGCCGTTGCGAGTGCGGATATGAGCAGGCAGTTATTAATAACGGCGCAGGTAGATTGATTGATCACTTAGAGGCGTGCCTTAGCGACTGTCCTCATAATGAAGGGGCGCCACATGCAGTTGCGAGATCAGTATAGCCGACTGAACATCAGGGATTATTTCAGACTCATGGAGCCTCTATTCATCGCCTATGCTCTAAGATTTGAGCAGCAACGCATAGCAATGATTGCAGCAGGGCTGGTATGAAATTGAAGCCCAAATTATATCGGCTCATCCTGCAGGATGAGCGCGTTTGGCAGCATCTGGCGATTTGTAATGCCTATTGGTGGGAATGCGTTCGCATTGAAGCCGAGCTTACAAAAAGGCTTTTTTCGTGATGAACGAGCGGCAAATTCTGGAGATGCTGAGTTATCTCAGGGCGATCGACGAGAAGCTGGCCGCTATCGTGGGAATATTGCAGAAGACCTTCCGACACTCGCACCATCCTGACATTCTCCCTTTGCCGGACGAACGCGTAGGCATTCCAGAGGGCGGGGCATGACCGGTATCGAGAGGCGATTGAATGCTCTTCGGTTATTGGATGAAGTTGCATACCAACGCGCCAATTTATCGTCGCCACATCCTTTAGCCCCGATGGATGGAAAAGCAGCCGCGACTATTACGGGCGGCCTGGATCAGCTGGAGGCTTTTGCATTGATGGAATTGGATCAATGCGGCATTCCAGAGGGGGGTGCCTGAGAAATGGCAGCCCCAAACTACGGCCCGCAGGGCTGGGTCTGGGCCGAGCCGCTTTTAGCGGATGAAGGCGGTCTGATGATGAGTTCGATGGCGCCTTCAGCAACAGCCTTGCAACTCGGGCTTTCGGCGGCTTATTCGGCGACTGCCCCGGCCTTGGTGTTTAAGAACAACGCGGCGATCAATGTACCGAATTCGCCACGTTGCCTCTTGCGGCACATCCATTTTTTGTGCGCCGTTCCCCCCACGAGTGGGACGAGCTTGCTTTATACGACGGTGATCGATAGCGCCAACCGCACACCGACGACGGTTTCCAACGGTGCGGGCGGCGCTCCCGGTACGCCGGCCACGCAGACTGCCTATCAACCATTGGCGATCTGCGCCAATATGGACACGGCTCCCACAGCCAATGGACAATGGTGGTTCCCGCTGTCGACGGCAGGTGGGGCTCCTCCAGTTGTGCCCGCCGCGGGCGCCAACGCTCGCACCTTAGTTGGCAACGGCAATTTGCGCTCCGTGATTCCGGTCGGCGCGGCGTCTTCAGGCATACAAGACGATTACCGCATCCTGTTTGGCTCTACCGATCCTGCGGGCGGCACGGGGCTTCGTTCATCGGCTGGGGCGACGCTGATCACGGAAGTTCATCCCGGCATAGTGATTGGTCCGCAGGAATATTTCCTCCTCTATCTGTGGTGCCCATCGAACATAACTGCCGGCTTCGCCTTTGCGGGGCTGGATTGCAGTTGGATCGAACGCTGATGCGCCACCGCTACGTGATGCGCAACGGAGAGTTGATTGAACTCGATCTCGATGCCCCCTTGCCGCCGCGGCGGGGGCCTTACGTCATTTCGGACATCCACGATTATCGTTCGGTCATCACCAGCGAGATGATCACTTCACGCTCGCGGCACCGCGAGCATCTAAAGGCGCATGGCTGTGTCGAGGTCGGTAACGAGATGCCTAGATCGACTCGCCAGCCATTGCCGCCTGTGCGGGATGATCTCGCCGCAGCATTACAGGCATCGCCGGAAACACACGCCGAAGCGCGAGCGGCATCCGAGCGCGCGAAAGGAGTCCTATAGGTGACGGACGACTATAAGCGATATTCTGGCTATGACACCTTTTCCGATCGGAGCGAGCGCTTATCGGAAATGGTGCAGAAGAATAATGCGCTTCTGGAAAAACTTGGAGCCAATGGGCTCATATCTCCAGGGTGCGATGAAAACGATGGCGCGGATGACGATGACGACTTCGGGTATGACGATTACGATTCCCAGTGCGTCGACTGCGATTACGATGTTAATCGCTGTATTTGCCCGGATGATGATGAACCAGATTATCTCGGCGCGATCCACGCCGTAGTTGGGGGTAAATCTTCGTGAAGATCGTCGACATGAAGCGCGCCAGGCCCAAAGGCAAAGATGGGGACATGGCCGTACCGTGGGGCGGCGAAGAGGAAGGGCCGCGCGTGCACCTTGATCACGACAGAATGAAAAAGGTCGGCATGTCCAAGCCGCCCGCGACAGGGGACGAGTATCATATCCAAGGTCATGCCCGCGTCGTGGGCTCGCGAGAGGAACCATCGAGCGACGGGAAGAGCGGCCCGGTCCATTCGATCGAGATCGTCATTCACCACATGGGCGCCGAACCAAAGGGCGCAGATGATGGGAAGTCGGTACGCGACAACATCGAGGAAGCGGCGGAAGGCGTCGAGAAGCGGGAAGCCAAGACGGCACGCACGGATAAGAAGATCCCCGAGAAGCCAGAGGGTAAATGATGGCTGACGATCTCCATTCGTTACTAACAGAGGCTGCGCTCAAATCAGACGCCGACGCCGCGGCCGCGGAGAAGCCGGTAGAGCGCGAAAAGCCCGATGCCGCTACATCGGCACCCGAAACCGAGAAGCCAGCATCAGGCGAGCGCCCCCGCGGCCCAGATGGGAAGTTTCTGCCAAAGGAGACGGGCGACTCTGCGGAGACGGAAATCGACGAGCCTGCCGAGGCTCCCGAGAGCGAGGAGGCGGGGGAACCGGAAGAGACGCCTGCTGAGACGCCAAAGGTCGAGGTTCCCCAGCACTGGGCGCAGCCGGACAAAGATTGGGTCGCATCATTGCCGCCCGAGCATCGCAGCAAAGCGGTCGAGCGGTTCAAAGCGATGGAGGCGGGGTTTACGCCGAAATTGATGCGCGCGGCCGAACTCGAAAAGCGCTATGGGGGTGCCGAAGAGATTTTTGCGCCGCATCTAGAGTCCCTGAAGCAGCGCGGGGCTGTGCCTGCCGATATCATTCGTGCATGGCACAGTGTCGAGCGAGACTTTCAGTCTGGCCCCGAGAAAGGGGCGCAGGTCATCGCGCGCCTCATGCAGGGTTACAAGATCGATCCAGGCGCGGTCGCCGCGATCCTACAAGGTCAGATCGCGGTCGCACCCGCGGATGGGCAGCCGCAGCCACACGGCGAATTGCCGCCTGCCGTGGCCGCCGCGATCCAAGCTGCGGTTCAGCCTCTTCACCAGCGCGAGAATGATCGTGTCGCCGCGCAGCAGGCGCAAGCGACGAAGGATACGCAATTCCGCATCGATCAATTTGCGACAGAGGTAGATGCGGCGGGAAACCTGCTGCGTCCCTATTTCGCCGAATTGGAATCTGATATGATGGCGCTCGCCCGGCTGGATTTAGCCCAGGGCAAGACGCCGGATTTGGCCGATCTCTACGATAGAGCGGCCTACGCCAACCGCGAGACCCGCTCCAAGCTTCTCTCCGCGCAGGCGGAAGAGCAAAAGCGAAAAGCGCAAGCCGACCGGAAAGCGAAAGCAGT